TATCTACAGGGTTATTCATTTGGAGCTGATATAGTAGCTAACAAAATATCAAAAGCTGATTATGATAATTATATTGCCCAATATGAAAGCTATAAAAACAGTTTTTGGGATAATAGACCTGACGTTGATAATTTATTAGATGACAAAGAAGAATGATAACTAAGAAAAAATACGAACTAAATAAAAACTTTTCACACGACCTAAAAGCCGGTGTAATAAGAGAAGAAAAACTGGCTGAGATATTAGCTGATAAACCAATTGAAGTTAAAACTGAGATGGGTATGTGGAAAGACACGGGTAACCTAGCGATAGAAATAGAGTTTGATGGTAAGCCGAGTGGTTTATATAAAACAGAATCTGAATATTGGTGGCATAATTTAGAGGTTAGAAACGAAGAATATATGTCTTTGTTTTTTAAAGTAGCTACCTTAAAGGAAATTGTAGAAAAAATTATAGAAAACTATCCTCATAGAGTAAGGATGGGTGGAGACGATAACCTAAGTAAATTAGTGTTAGTCCCACTGGCGGGGTTGTTTTTTCTAAAGGAGAAAGATTTAAATTGGCGGAAAGCGCCAACAAACAAAAAAGGAGAAGATGATGGCAAAAGTTAGTGCACACTTAGGATTTACATTTAGAGTAGGCCCATTAGAACAAAACCAATATGGTAGAGTAGATTTGACTATAGACCAGATTGATACAGAGTTACCACTAGAGGCACAATTAGAAGAATCTAAAGTAGTAGCTGATGTTGTTTGGGATGTACTTAAAGACAAAGTAGATGCTCAAATTGAGGATATGTTAGATGATGGAAAATAGTATACCTAGCAGAGCTCAGGTATTAGAAGCTATTTTAGCCGAACGGGAAAGACAAGACCAACTATGGGGTGAACAGAACCACGATGACTCTTGGTGGAATATACTAACGGTTGAAAAAAATGGTCACATAGCGGAAGAAATATTTGGGAACAGTGACACAAAGTTATTTATAGAATTAATTCAAACAGCAGCTACATATTTTGCATGGGCTGAGTCGGTTCAAAGGAGACATAAAAATGGATAAAAATGCAGAAGATGCTATAGAAAAACTATTAAAGGATAAACATTTAAATTTTCAAAAAGGTGACAGCAATGATTTTGTAACAAATCGAATACCTTTTAATATACCAGCGCTAGATAAACTTACTGGAGGTGGTATCCCATTCAAGAAAATGACTCTTATATATGGTCCAACTAATGTAGGAAAATCTTATTTAGCATCTCAAATAGTTGTGAATGCACAGAAAATGGGTGGTAAAGCTGTTTGGATAGACACAGAGCTTTCATATGATAGAGATTGGATGAGAACCTGTGGAGTTGACGACCAAAAGATACTTGTGTCTCAACCAACTACCGGAGAAGAAGCTTTAGAACACGTTCGACAAGCGATGGTAAACGGTTTTGAGGTTATAGTGTTAGACAGTATAGCCGGTCTTGTACCTACAAATATATTAGAAGAAGAGTTTGGCAAAAGCCCAATGGCGTGGCAATCAAGGTTTGTAAACACAGCGTTTCCTAGATTGTTTCCACATCTCCAAAACGGTTCAGCTTTTGTTGCTATAAACCAAGTACGTGCTAGTATGGGGCCAGTAGCTCTAGACGCTATGCCTGCAGGTCAGGGGCAAGTGTTCTTTTCCCACTCTATTCTACAGGTTCAGAGAAAGGGTGGATAACAGAAGGCGAGAAAAAAGTAGGGTTTGATATGAATATCAGACTAAGAAAAACTAAAACAGGTGGTGAAAATTGGGACTCTGCTATTGTGCCTTTCAGAGTAGAAGGTGGAATTGATGTTCTTGAGAGTTATATTCGGGATGCAGTAGACCAAAAACTAATTATACAAAAAGGCGCTTGGTATTCATATGGGGACATAAAGGCTATGGGTCTAAATGGTATAAAAGCAAAGTTTTTAGAGGATGATAAACTGTTTGAAAAGCTTCAAAATGAACTTACCTCCTAGAGATTTTACTGAACAAGAACTTATTATAGCTAAATGTTTAGATGAGTTTGGACTTAGGTACGATGAGCAGGTTTACTACCACCCTTATATAGTAGATTTCTACATACCAGAGATAAAAATGGTGGTTGAGGCTGACGGAATATATGGACATCTTTCTAAAAGAGATGCGCAGAGAGATAAAGAACTGCTATTATTAGAAGATATTGAGTATATTATACATATAAAAGAAAAAACATTAAAAAAAGTAAAGGAAAAATTATGGCTGGAATTAAACAAATTAAGCCAATAGGTCCAAAGAACCATATAAAAAACGATTTGTGGTTATCTGAAATAATTGATGAACATTTAAGGGGTACTATGACAGCGCCTCGGACAGGAGTGTTTCATCCATCTGTTATTAGCAACCCATGTGATAGATATGTTTGGTTATGTTATCATGGTAAGATGGTAGACCAACCACTACCTGCTAATCTACAAAGGATTTTCCAAAATGGTAACTTTTTAGAGGAACGTGTAGAGACATGGTTGAAAGCTTTAAACATATTAGTGGATAGGGAAGTTTCTGTAAAGCAGGACATCCCACCTATTTCAGGGCGTATCGACTTCTTAATTAAACATTATACTTATGGGATTACCCCCATTGAGTTGAAATCAATTAATACAGCGGGTTTTTCAAAACTAAGAGGTCCTAAACCAGAGCATCAAACTCAAATTCAAATGTATTTAAATATGGGCGGCTATGAAAAAGGCACTGTTTTATATGAGAATAAAAATGACCAAAAGATAAAAACCTTTATCGTAGATAGGGACTTAGACCAATGGAATAACCTTTTAGACAGGTGTTTCAGAATACAAGAAGCGCTTATAGCTCCTGAAAAATGCACAGGGAACACTTGGTGTAATTGTAAACTAGTTCCTTTAGGAAGCGTGTAATGGAAGAACGAGAGACTAAATGGACTCCTATGAAGGCTTTAGGACGAGTGGCGAAGCGTGTGGATGCTTTAGGTATACCCATATTTGACCCACATCTTCCAGAGACAGAAGAGCTGGTTTTTTCAGAATTAGCTAATGCTACTGACAAAGAATTAGAAAAGTATTTAACTATTTATGGTGGATACAATGCCTTTCTACAAACAAAAATTGCTGACATAGAGGCAGTATTAGGAGCTTTGGAAGCATCTTTTAGTGAAGGATATAGTAAAGCGGCTTATACTGTTTGCAAAGAACATGAGCAGAAGGGCAATAAACGTCCGACTAACGACTTAATTAGAGGTGAGGTGTTAGATTCTTTCGATGCCTTAGCGCAACTTAAAAAAGATATTATTGAACAAACGGCAGAAATAAGAAGACTACGAGGTTTATTAGAAACTTATAAAGAAGCTTATGGAACTGTAAGTAGAGTAGTAACTCTGAGAACTAAGCGAGATTAGAGTGAAACAATTTTTAGGACTGGACACATCCAGCAGAGCTATTCATGGGGCGGTTGTAGATAAAGACGAAAAATTAGTTGGTCTTTATAAATGGGGTAGTGATAAAAAGAATGCTGGAGAAAGATTTCCGGAAATAGTAGTTGAATTTTCTAAGGAAATGAGTAAAATAAATATAATAGATAATGCTGCAGTAGAAGCTGCGATTTTTGTACAAAACAGAAAGTCACTAATTTCATTAGCTAGTATAATTGGAGCTACTTGGGCAGTATTAGTCTTAAATGGTATAGAAACATCTTTGATACACCACGCTGAATGGAAGAAAGAAATTCTAGGTAAGGGTAGTTTAAAGAAAGATGCAATTATGGAATATGCAATAGACAAGTGGGGAGACAAATTTCCCGAACAAGATTACGCTGATGCAGCATGCATAGCGTTATGGAACAAAAGGAGGTTCTAGTATGATAGGTGCAGGTGGGCTAAGTAAAGTAGTAAGAGGCTTTCAAATGTTTTTCCCGGGTAAGAAGGAAGAACCTAAAAGAAAGTATGAGGACAAATTTCCCAAGAAACTTCCAACTATAGAAGATGTAAAAAAAGAATATGGGGCTGTTGTTTGGTGTAAGTTTGCTAAATGTGGTAGTAACCAACAAGTAAAAAATTTACAGAGAACTACAGGAACTTTATTGAAAAGACAAAATTACACCCCAATTAATGCACAAGAACATGTTTGGGCTGGGGTATGTACTAGAGGTGAGATAGGAATGCAATTCAATGAAATAAGATTACCCGGTGGCTCTAAGGTAAAGGTTCCTAGTTGTTTTACAGCACATACAGATAAAACAGGTTATTGGGATTTTTCACAATTCCTAAATTCAGATGGAAGTCCATTAGGTGGGAACATAGATTCTCAACATGTATCTGATGATGGATACGGAGCCCTTGATAGCAACAGTATATACGATTAATTATGCCTAAACATATACCAGACGAAATTAAACTTAAAGCAATGGAATTGTTCCTCAAGGGAGATAAAACTGCTAAACAAATAGCGGAAGAAATTTCTACAGAAGAACATGCTGTTTCCCCACCTACTATATATATGTGGGCTAAGAAAGATAAATGGGGGGAACAAAAAGCTGTGGCTATAGCGGACAAACAATCTGAATTAGCCGAAACAGAAGGGCAAAGATTTGCTAGGTTACAAGCAACCCAGTTAGACGGGTATACGGAAATAGCAAACAAAGCCACAAGAGAAATGACAGAGCTTCACTTTGACCGAGCCTTAGATGCTGCAAGAGCTGCAGACATAGGCATAAAAGGGCAACGTGAAGTATTACAAGGCATGATAAACATGGA